TTCTATGTCTGCCGATGGTGTTTCACCCTCGCACCATCCACCGCAGACCAATGGTCGTAATCCGTCCTATGATTCGAGGTCAAAGGGGACGCGCCTGCTTTGTCCCCTTTGCCCCGCAAATCAAAGGCGGACCAGACGGCGATACAATTCTCTAGAATTGATATCACCGTCTTTTACTCATGGTCCCTCTGATTGTATCTCCATCAGCAAAATGTCAAGCGGGCTGTCACCATGATTCCCGTCACGCCCTTCAGGCATGACAGTAATCACAGTAACAGCCAGTGCTTGCCATTTCAGTCACCATTAATCTATGACTGCCTGGCTGACGTGCTGATGACGGCTCTCGATTTTGAGCATTCGAGTCTTGGCAAGCACAAGCCTCTCATGTGAGCGCTCAAAATAGGCTGGCAGGCTAAAGCCTGCGTAGCCATTGCTCGAGCCTGAGATGTGTGGGCGTTGCCCTTAAAATTTAGGGGCGTTGATATAAGGAGATATAACATGTACGACTATACTCAAGACAATCTCTCAGTCACCAACGGGTGCTACACCTGTATGTTGGCTCAACAAACATGTGAACCATGTGCTGACGAGCAAGATGCCCGTCTGACTGACCGCGCATGGGAGATTGTAGACGATGGTAACGACGTCTACCGTTGGACACTAACCCGCAAGTCCGATGACCCAAGTGGTCATGACTGGATTAGTGCCACCACCATGCGGAATGACGGGTCTATACGAGAAGAGTTTCTCGAGCCAATCTCACTACTATCTGACCGCTTCTTCAACCTTGACGTCGAGGTGCCAGTCGGGTCCACAGTGTGTGCCGACTGCCACTATGTATGTAACGCAAGTGCCAAGTGCCCTAACTGCGAAGAGGTGAACGCATGAAACTATACTCATATATTCAAGAAGTGTATGTTACAGAATGGCTTTGTGAATCCTGTAACATAGCAGGAGTAAGCACAGAAGGATACGAAATACATAAGGACCACTAAGTGTCCAAGGGTAGCCCCCAGCACCTTGTGCCTGGGGGGCTACCCCAAGTAAACTAATCTATGTAACTAACTAAGGAGACAAAATGAATACAGTAATCATGACAGGCACTATCAAGAACCTAACAGTTAAGGGAACAACAACCAAGTTCCTAACAGGTAACATCACACAACGTGATGCTAACAACTGGTTCAAAGCATCTATGCCAATCGTGGCATTTGATGATTCCGTCAAGGGTCAGTTGTTGGACCTTCGCTCACTAGATGGTGTGACAGAAGAAGTCACTATCACAGGTGAGATTCAAACACGCTTAGATAAAGACCGTAAGCGTGCTCCATGGACACAGATTGTTGTTCAGAAGGTAGTATTCGCATAAAGACCAGGCGAGTGGGGGCTTCGGCTCTCACTCGCCTCTCTTTTTATTTTTTTTGGTATAGTTGTATTAACGTTGACCATCAGACAGAATATACAATTACAACGAGACAATATTAATCTGCGTCGTAAGATTAATATGGATAAACAACTACGCTCATGATGACAGGCGTATACACCAAGAAGTGTACCTGGTGTGGTGAACACGGAATTATACAGGTCGAGGAAGTAGAACTGTATGCCTATCTACGTGGCACACCAGCAAAAGATGCATTCAAATCCCTTGCCCCTGAACTACGGGAGCAGTATATTACTGGCACCCATCCAGAATGTTGGGAGCAATACAAAGATGATGACTCAGACTACGACCGTATGCGGGAGGAAACATGGCTAAAGTAAAGTACGAACTAAGGTACTGCTATGGATGTGACGTAGAAATTATGGTCAAGGCAACAGACCTTGCCCCTAGAAATTACTGCGCCACATGTGCATGGGCTAAGTTAGGCGCAACTATATGAGTCACGACCATCACTGGCAATGCACCGATGTTCCAGGTGTATTCAAATGTATAAACACGGAGCAAGGCAAGTGCAAAGCAAGCCGAACCTACGATAGGGATACAGAAATGTATACCGTTATCTATTCATATAAAAGACTAGGAGCAACAGCATGACTGAACCAAGACTAGATGATGACATAGCACTAGGTATAGATGAAGAAGAAGAACTAGATGACACAGACCCAGGCGATGGACCTGATAGAATGTGGGGTGATGACGATTAATGGCAACGTCGAGCCGTATCTCAACCCTTTACAATCCTGGCTTCTCATCACTTGTATTTTCTATCTCGTCTACAAAGGAGTTACTCGATGAAAAAACTATTCGCACTTGTTATGAGTTGGTCTCTAGCCTTCTGGTCTCTCTTACTACCGAACAGTCCAGCCTACGCACTAGCAGTAGCGGACCAAGTGAAGTGTCAGAATCCAGATGCCAAGTGGACCAAGAAAGTATCAAAAGCATACGCAAAACTATTAGTGATGGACCAGTACGGGTGGAATCTATCCGAGTACCGAGCCTTGCTTAAACTCTGGGGTAAAGAGTCAGCATGGAATCATATGGCTGACAACCCTGAGTCCAGTGCATACGGCATAGCACAAGTCCTTAATACAAAACCTGGAACCCCAGCCCCGCTCCAGATTGAGCGCGGGCTGGAGTATATCCAACACCGTTATGACAAACCATCAGTTGCTTGGGCGCATTGGCGTACCAACAAGTGGTACTAAGTTTCTACCTTGTGTTCCGTAGGTCCCCTAGGTAGACGCCTCCTGAGTATGAGGTAAAACTGCTCACCCACTAACAACAAAGGAGATAAGCATGACAACAATCGAACAGGTAGCAGAGGAAATCTCTGCGTTTAGTAAGCAGTATGATGTAGAAAATGACGAGCAGAACAAATCAATTGCTCTCAATGTATACAAACAGATTGACCGCTATGCTGATGGCATCGAGCCAACAGCACAAGAGATTGCACAGTTTGCTGTAGCAATTAACGAGCATATACAAGTCCGTGACTTTGTTATGGGCATCCCATCAGAACGTGATGTTAATTATGTAGGCAATTGGCTATCATATGTAGGTAATAAAACACCAGAAATTTACGATGTGCCTATTGCTACCATCATGTCATCGCTCTACTATTCAGTAGGCAATGAAGAGAGTGCTACTTTCTATGTTGAAAAAGCACTTAATTCTAACCCAAACTACAGCCTAGCGGTACTACTTAAGAAAGTATACCAATCCAACTGGGGTGCCGATGGCATTGTTAACATGCGTAATAACCTACATGTTAAAGTCAAAGCAGAGTTAGGTATTTAATAATGGGTCTAGATATGTATCTGTATGCAGAAAAGTTCATATCAGATATGGACTATCGCAATGAACAAGAAAAATTTAAACAAGTTGTATCCGCTTTAGAGGCAGATACATTTACAATGGGACATGTAATAGCAGCAGTCGAAGTAGCCTATTGGCGTAAGGCTAATGCTATCCACAACTGGTTCCTTGATGGTAGAGAAGATGACTGTTCTCCTATATATGTAGATAGAGAACGGTTAGAAAAACTACGAGACATCTGCGAGCAGGTCATTGATACCCCTGCGCTGGCAGAGATGGCGCTGCCAACGCAGGAAGGATTCTTCTTTGGTAGCACAGAGTATGACGAATGGTATATGGATAGCGTTAAAGAAACATATGATAAACTATCCGTACTACTAGCAACAATACCTGATGGATGGACCTTCAAGTATCAAGCATCATGGTGAGGAGACAACATGACAACAACTAAGAATAGGTCAGCCTGGATTAAAGCAGGCACAGCAGTAGAAGCAACAAGTGCACGTGAAGTAATCCAACAAGCAGGTCTTGATTGGACAGTTCAATTGCATGAGATGCAAGCATACGTTAACAATAAAGTAAATGATTTTGAATCAGTTACTGATTACTATCCGATTGAAAACAAGCGGGCAGTACTACGTGTTAACAAAGACAACAACAACCAAGTCATTGGTGTAGTTGGTAAGAACTACAAGCCATTCCAAAACGAGGAAGTCTTTGGTTCTCTTGATACACTCATTGATTCAGGCGAAGCCCGTTATACAGCAGCGGGTGAGTATGACAATGGTGCAAAAGTATGGATGCTTATGGCATTACCTAGAGAAATGGAAATCGTTGGCGACCCACATGCTGCGTTCTTGCTAGCACGTACCAGTCACGATGGTTCTAGTTCTGTAATCATACGCCCTATTATTGAGCGTTTGTTTTGCAGTAACCAGATTAACCGTATCTTCAAGGCTAGAAATAAAAACCATACGTATACCTTGCGTCATACATCTAATGCACAGTTGTCAATCAGTGAGATGAGAAACTTACTTGACCTGACATACACAAGCGTAGATGAGTACAGCAACCTAGCCAATACTTTAATGCAGCGTGATGCAGATAGAGCAAAGGCAATTGCTTACTTCAAAAAAGTATGGGCACTACCATCACACATTGAGAATGCACCTATTGAGATGCTTAGTAAAGGTGAGAAGAATGCTAGAGCACGTGCCAACAAGGCACGGCATACAGCAATGAACATCTTTACTCAATCAGAAACTCAAGAGAACATTCGCAATACAGAGTTCGGACTATGGCAATCAGTAATTGAATATGCTGACCACCATACAGCCCGTGATGCATCTATTGCTACCATTGCAGGACGCAATGATGGTATTAAATTGCGTGCTCTAGAATTATTGGGTGTGTAATGGGATACAACACAGCCTATGACCTATCGCAATCAGTAATAGATATACATCAATCTATTGCTATCCACTTGACTTCTAATCACTACCCACCAGTACCACCAAGCATGGTGCAACCATGCATTGATGCTATCTATGCATGTGATGAAGAAGAGTATGATAAACTAATTGAACTACCACATGGTGTTGAGTGGCGTGGGCAGAGTTCTGCGCCAGCCCACGCCATAGTGAAAGGACACCATCTAGAACCATGGCTATATTCAGAAGGAGACGAACAACAGTGAATACAATCTCAGTAACAAATCCAGAATCAAATGATGTAGTTACTTATACAGAAACAGAAGTACTACGTTTTATTCAAGACCGTACACATGCACAAACGCAAAGCCAGGAATCAACAAGAAAACTTATTGATATCCGTAATAAAGTATATGAATTCTTTAACAGTCAGTACTCACCTGGAGACCAGGAGATTACTACATCTGTTGAAGAAATCAATGACATGCTTCGTGATATTGGAGCAGATGAACTCAAGCGTACTTGGTCTGCAACTGTACGTATCTATGTAAATGTTAGTGGTATTGAGGCTGCTAACAAAGAAGAAGTAGAAGACTTCGTTCGTGATGATATCAATGTAGAACTCCAATCAATTGATGGAGAAATCTGGGTTGATGACATTGAAGTGAACGATATATCAGCAGAATAATTCCTCTTGGTTGGGGAAACGCGAACTGTATAAATCTTTCTTTGTTCTTTTTATACAGTCACCTAAGTGGGTGGTCCCGCCACTTGCGAACACGGGACATATACAGTTGCAAGCATTGAGGGGTTTGCTATACTGTTGAGGTTGAAACAGGCTGAGATTTTCTTGTCTCCTTTCTCAGCCTGTTTCACTAATAGGAGACGGAGATGTAATGCCAGCAGTAGAAATAGATAGAGATAGATATGGCAGACCAATGGTTGTGCCACCTAAAAGTAAAACACCAGTTGCGTATACACGGGCAACTACAATTGCAAACAGTTTAGATGATGCCTCTGCATTAGTCGCATGGAAAATGCGGATGGCTGCGGTTGGTTTAACATCACGCCCAGATTTATTATTAGCAATTAGTGCAGCAGCAGATGACAAGATGGCAGTCAATGGATATATAGAAGAAGCAATGGAAGTTGCAGGCGCTAGCAAAGCAGCCAACATTGGTACTGCTATCCATGCATTCACAGAGAAATTAGATTTAGGTCATGAGTTAGGACCAGTACCAGAACAATGGATGCCAGACATTCAAGCATATGCACAAGCGACTAGCGTTCTCAGCAATTTGTTTATCGAACAGTTTGCAGTCTTAGATAAGTTTAAGATTGCAGGAACTCCAGATAGAGTTGTTGAGTACAAAGGAGAACGGTTCATTGCAGATTTGAAGACAGGTCGAATAGACCATCCTCATAACATTGCAATGCAGTTGGCTATCTATGCCAACGGTACGCCGTACTTCCCTGATACGGCGTCCCGCTCTACATGGGGCGACATCAATAAAGAAAAAGCAATCATCATACATCTGCCAGCAGGAACGGGTAACTGCAAATTAGTTTTTGTAGATATCAAAGAGGGTTATAAAGGTGTAGAGTTTGCTATGAAAGTAAGAAAATGGCGAGACCAAAAAGGTCTTACCACTCCATTCGAATGAGGAGAATATGTCACACACAGAAGCACCAATCAGTATCACAATCAAAACACCAGCAGGTAGTTTAGTAACAGTACGTGCAGCAGATGGTTCAGAACTAGACCATACAATTGCTAACGGATTAGATGCAATTATTTCTGCAACGCAGGAACTTGAATCACATGTCCGCAAGATTGGTCCAACACCAGTCATGTCAGCAGAAGCAGTAGCAGCAGCGATAGGTGGTTCAGTAATTACTGAAGCACCAGTAGCACAGCCATTAACAGGTGGACGCAATTGTCCGCATGGACGTATGACTGCAATTCAAGGTATGGGCAAGGATGGTAAACCATATAAGGGATACTTCTGTCCAGCACCAAAGGGTGCATTTGACAAGTGCAAGAATCAATATGTCAACATGCAGTCTACCGAGTGGAACACATTCGTACCAGAACAAGTTAAGTGAAAACTCTTAAACGTTCAGTAACAAAGTCGGAGGTAGGTGGCGAACCATTGCCACCTGCCTTCCAGGCTTTTGAGAGGGCAGGAATTATCCTGCGTAGAGCAGAGGTAACTGTGGTTGCAGGCACTCCAGGTGCAGGCAAGTCTTCGATTGCACTAGCAATCGCAGCCAGAGTTAAACAGCCAACGCTTTACTTCAGCGCAGATACAAATGCACACACTATGGCAATGCGTTTGATTGCAATGACTGGCAAGATTAGCCAGACATCTGCAGAACTATTGCTTAAGCGTGAGCCAGAGAAAGCGAATGAATTGTTATTGCACAACAATCATTTGTTCTGGTCATTTGAATCTACACCTACACTTAAAGACTTAGATGATGAAGTCTCAGCCTTTGAAACTGTATGGGGTAGAAGCCCAACACTAATCGTTGTAGATAACCTAATGGATATTGCAATGGATGGGCACGATGAGTTTGGTGGTATGCGTGCTGCAATGAAAGAACTTAAGTATCTTGCAAGAGATACTAACGCAGCGTTACTAGTATTACACCATACTAAAGAAGGGTTTGAGGGTTATCCATGTCAGCCACGTTCGGCTATCCAAGGATTAGTCAATCAGATTCCTGCAATGGTACTTACTATTGGACAGATGAAACAAGGGGAAGAGTCGTACTTATGTGTGGCTCCAGTAAAGAATAGATATGGCAAGGCAGACCAAACAGGAAACAACTATGTCAGTCTATCCTTTGACCCTGAGTCAATGTATTTAGAAGATGTTGCTGTAAGATATCAGTACCAACAGGAAGGCATTATGTGAGTAATCCAGCCAAGCGTAAAGGTAGTAAAGCAGAAGCAGATGTAGTTAAGTGGCTTAAAGCCAACGGCTATCAGTATGCAGACCGCAGAATAGCAGGAGCACAGTTAGACAAAGGCGATATCAGCGGTGTTAATGGCGTTACTATCGAGGTCAAAGACCATGTACGTTTAGACCTCAGCGCTTGGGTTAAAGAACTAGAAGTAGAAATGAAGAATGATTCAGCATGGACAGGTACCGTCTTACACAAACGCAAAGGCAAATCAAATGTAGATGAATGGTACTGCACCATGCCAGCATCAGTCTGGCTTAAACTAATAAAGGAGATAATGAATGATTGAATTGCAAATATTATTAGCACTGCAACAAGAACTGCTAGGATTATTACTATGGATAAGCACAGCATTGCTGTCTATCTAGAGTATGTAGGCGCCACCGTCCCTGCGGTGGGATACGGTTGGCGCAAAATCAAATGTCCATTTCATGAAGATGGTCATGCATCAGCAGGTATTAACTTTGATGAACAAAGATTCAAATGCCACGGATGTGGTGTTGGTGGAGATGTATACGATTTAATAATGTATAAGGAAGGAGGCAATTACAGTGAGGCTCTCAAGTTCGCAGAGGCAATTTCTCCTGCAAGCGACACAGCAATACGCAAGCCATATAAATCTAGCGGCAGAGTACCTAGCAACA